TTAGAGTAAGTCATCGTGCGTACAGATAACCACCAAAAGCATCAGCACTTTCAAAACACTTCTCACGGGAAGGAATAGAGAGGAGGTTGTACCTCTCACCCTTAGCTGGCGCTTTTACACTTGCAGGTTTCAATACTGAACCAGTTTGCTTATCAATGAAAGCATGAATACTATCACGACGGTCTCCAATATACATCCAGATTCTGTGATACTTACGACCAGAACTATCCAGTTCATAGAAGTAATTATCAGGCGCATCGTGACCGAGAGCATCACATAGCATCAGACCATACTTAACAATGTTAAGATAGATTGTGTTTTGTGCATCTTTCTGTGCAGCGTATTCAGTGATGGTAGTAGTCATAATCAGTTGGTAGGTTCAGTAATCCAAATAGCACGGTCAGTTCCCATAGTGAACTGATTGTCCCAGATGAAGTGAGTTGCTTGCTGATTGCTCATTTGAAACTCACTCATCAGAAAGTTGAGTGCCTCTTTGAATGTTTGGAAGCGGTGTGTGGTTCTCATACTACTAGGACACTTTCAAGGGCCCAGTTACCAACTCTTTGCGATTGTGAAGTTTGCACGGCTGAATTGAGTGCGGTCAACAATCTTGTATGTTCCAAAACGATTCGTCATTACATACCCTTCATGCGCAGACTCTTTACCATCAATCTCACAGGAGATGCTATCGTCATCAGAGATGAAGAAGAACAAATCGGTCTTGATTGATGCAACGAGTTTGTGAAGTCGCAGCAGGTTGATATCAACATCATAATTTTCTGCAATTTCATGTTCGTCAACCTCCTTACCCTCACGGATGTAAGAATTGATGATTTTCTTGAGTTCTGTTGCTTGCTTATCATTCACGAACTCACACAGTGTGCTCATTTGCTTTGCAAACTTACACACATCTTCAATATCCTCACGATAAGGACAGATAGATGCATCAGGTTGCACCCATTTCACATTCTCACACTCAGGAACTGATGCACCAAAGGATGCAACACATTCACGAAGATTTGTACCAGAATAGGTCGTATGAGGAGCAAAGATGATTGCTTCTTTGACTACATCAGAAAAGTGATAGGTGATAGTGTTGGGGCAATAAGTGCTGTTTCCACCGTATCCGATGAAATCACCTTGAATGATGTTATCAATCCTGGGGAGATTGTTGAAGCAGGCAATAAGAATCTCTGCAACGCGAGGAGTGTTACCGTGATTACGGAGAATGTCTTCAATGCTGTAATTTACCTTGATTTTCTTACGATTAAAAACTGATTTTGTCCCACAGAAGAACTTACCAGTCTCAGGGTCAGTTCCAAACACTACAGCCGGAGCACCGTCCATCTTTACACTGATGGTAGAATCAGCGGAGAACCAATCCAGAACAGACAGATTGCCCGTCAGGATTTCATCTTCAGGATGGTTCAGATGTTTGTTCTGCATTGGTTTGGTGCTCATACTATAGGGACACTTTCAAGGGCCCAGTTACGTTCACAATAAAAAAGGCACTCATTAAGAGTGCCCATTGTACCATCAAGCAGTTACTCGTTGAGTAGACAGTTGTTGATACTTTTCAGTCACATAATCAATGGTTTGCTTCACATAAGGAGCAATCATTGTAGTGAACTTAGTCACATCTTCACGAAGTTTGTTGACTTCATACTGATGGATTTCCCAGCGAACCTTAATGTCTTGAATGTATTGCTGACGAGTGATAAGAACTTGGGGAACTTTCACTTCAGCAGCAACATTTGCGGTTTGCTTACGGGTGCGGGTCATGCGGACCGTGTGAACTACACTACTGGTACACTTTCAGGGGCCCAGTTTCAATAGACTGCAATGAGTTCTTCTGCTTTCTTCCTACTACCACCTTTTGCTGCGATAGTCCTAGTTACCTGAATCGAATGGATTGTAGCATTTTTGTAGAGTTCTTGTGTAACTGGAGTGTTATGATTTGATATGATTACTTTGATACCTTTTGCAGCAAGAGATTCTGCAAGTTGTGCTAATTCAATCTGCTGGTCATGAGTGAATCCATCAGTTGCATAATTTGTAAAGTTTGCAGTATCCGAGGCAGGGACATATGGTGGGTCAAAGTAAACAACGTCACCTGCTTCTAAGTCTTCATAAAGAGATGGATCTTCAAAAGAAAGTGATGTAAACCTTACCAGTTGTTTGGTGAGGAAGTACATCCTAAAGTTCATCATCTCTTCAGATGGGCACATTGGTTTATCATACTTGCCGAAAGGAACATTGAACATTCCTTTACTATTGTATCGTGACAATCCATTAAAGCAATGACGATTCAAGTAGATAAACAGTCGTGCTCGCTCAGTTGAATCTGTTGCTTGATTAAAGTGTTGTCTTAAATCAAGATATCCTTCCTTTGTGTTATTCTCTGGAGTGAATAGTTCCTCACAATACTTGATGAAGTTATCATCGTTTGTATCTACAAGATTTTGGTAGATGGCAACCAAATCCTTATTCACATCATTAAGGATGTATTGCTCCGCAGGAGTATTCAATGCTACAGCAAGACTGCCACCAAAGGGTTCACAGTAACGCTTTGGACAACCAATATGGGGAATAAGATGGGGCAGAACCCTTGTTTTATTTCCAGCCCACTTCAGAAAAGTCTTATTCATAATTTCATTCCAGGTTTCCACCCCTCTCTAGGACATTCTACTTGGATAACTCTTTTTTGTCCATTATTCCACCATCACTATACTGATGTCAGAACAGATTACGTCCGAATTGTCCACACAGGTAGAATGCCATTCCCTTATCCTTTAGAGTCACATCTGCAAAGGTCAGTGGTGTATAGTAACCGTTGGTTTTAGATGCTTTCGTGCGAATCTGCAGCAATCCGTTAGGTCCAGTGATGGTCGAAAGTTCTTTGCCAGCATTGAAAAGTGTACGAATTCTGTTGCAAATGAACTCATAATCCTCACGCAGTTCCTGATAGTGTTCGGGATGAGTTTCCTCATTCAGAACAGCGCAACCCACATAATCGTTAGAGCGGGTGAAACCAACATACAGAGTTTGCTTCAGTTTCTGCCCGACTTTACTATCATCAAAAGACACAGAATCTTCGATGATTTCAGATAGGCAATGCTTCAACTGTGTGGCAGCAATGCTTTCACCAACCGTGAAAGTCTTAATCTCTCCATCCTCTAGATCTTTGAGGTCAGAAGAGTTAGGAACACCGAGAACAGTTTCTAACAGTTGCCCGCGAGCACCTTTGTTCTTTCCAGGTTTGTCAAATACACTGAAGTCGGTTACTTTCAGTTTGCCAAATACTTGATTTGTGGTGAGTTTTCTCATAATTGTGGTGCTCATAATACAGGTACAGTTTCAGGGGCCCAGTTTCAATCAATGGGCAACTTAGCAGTGCTTTTGCCTTTCTTGTGGTCATCAATGAACTTCCTAGCAGATGCTTCAGTCCTACACACTTTCAGTTGCTCTCCATTATAGATTATCATTAGTTGCCGTCCATAAGGCACGGCTGCATATTCCATATTCTTCCCGACAGTAAATCCGTCCATAAGTTACACTTTCCAATAAATCGTGAATTTCGTTGCAGTGGATGGGTTCTAGGTCGTCCCCAGCGAAAATGCAGAAAAATCAGGTTTTGACCCCTGATGGCCACTGCATTCTCATTGAGACTCACCTGCGAACCGTGCTGATGGCAGGTTCTCCCTGAACAAAGATGGTGTCTACAACCGATTGAACTGCCTTGGCGGTGGTGATACCAACCTTAGAATACACAGGGATGCACACGAGTCCGAAACTCTTGGTGTATTGTCCCAGGTTGCCAGGTTGGATGCTACCATCGCGAAGACCTTTGGCGTCATCGTGATGCAGTCGGATGCAACGTCCGATGGTCTGGGAGATACCGATGAAGTCCATGTTACGCAGGAAAAGTACCGCTTCCAGACCGCTGACGTTGATACCTTCAGCCAGGATGCTGTGGTGCAGAACAACAAACTTCTTGTTGTTGTCCTTGCCCCAGGCAGATAGAGTGTCGAAGAATACTTCGCGGTTCACTTTCTTGCCGTCAATCACAGCACCAGTCTTGGCAGTGATGTACATCCAAGAGAAACCGCGAGACTCCAACTCAGAACAGAAGTCAGTCTCAGAAACCAGCGAAACAATCTGCTTGGTTGCCTTAGCACAAATCAGAATCTTGCTGACTTCATTGTCGTCAA